GAGAAGTCTGCACTAGTCAACAACGCAAAGTTTGGGGAGGGTGAAGGGTTCATATTATCTCCTTGGTGTACCTCTTCGGTTTTGGTTCATGACTTTTGTGATTCTGTCTGCAAGTGCTTGTTCGGCAGCTCGTTTAGTATCATATACAACAGCACCAGAAAAGTTGACATTAAAAACCATGCTTGATTGAGTTGCTTCATCTCTCATAGGAGTTGATGCTGTTTGAGGTGATCCACTTGGAGAAACCCTACCACCTCCTACACCTCCACCACCTCCACCACCTAAAGCCGCCGATGCTCCACCCGCCGCACCAGCCGCAACACCAAAGGCCGCCGCCGCCGCAAAATGATTTGACGCACCAGCAGGATTTATAAACAATGCTGCTATGCCTCTTGCTGTCTCCATGAGTGCCTCAACTGCCGCTGTCTTAGCAAGTGACTGAAGCACTTGAACAACTGAAGCTTTGAAAGATTCACCCATAACCAAGGCACCCGCCGCCGCCTCGGCCATTCCCTCACCCACATTGACAAAAAGGTCTTTGAATCTTTGCCCTAATTCAGAAGTTTCATTTTTCATAATCTTCAAGCGTTCAATTGTAAACCGTCGTTGTAGTTCTGCGACTTGCTCCTCATTGTTTTTAGCAAGCTCAAACTCTTTGTCATATTTCAATTGAAGCATAGCCAGCTCTCTTTGTGTTGTGTCTTCAATTTGCTTAATGTTGAATTCTCTTGTTTCTAAAGCAAATGACTTTCTTTGTTCATCAATTCTCTTTTGTTCATCAAGTCTTTTTTGAGCCTCTTGTTTTTGAATTCTTGTCAACTCATTCTGTAGAGTTAGGTCAGCGATTTTGATTTGATTTGCATTATCTTTGGCTAGTGTCAACGCTGTGTTATATCTAAGTTCAGCAAGTTGAATACTCTTGTTTATAGAGTCCTCTTGACCCTCGATTAATAGCTGTTCTATTCGTGTTTGTTCTGCAAAAAGTTTAAGTTGTCTTTGCTTTTCTTTTTGTGCGTTAACTTCTCTTTGCTTTCTCATTTGTTCTAGTCTTTGACGTCGGGCCTTAGCTCTTTCCTTTGCTTTTTTTTCTATCTCCTCATTTGCGTCTTCTGTTTTTTTGGCTGCTACTTGTTCAGCAAGTGCGGCTTGATCAATCGCTTTTATTCTTTTCTCAAGATCTTTGTTTTGTTGCAGTAATGCCTTCTGATCCTCTTCGTTTTTCTTTGCCTTGACTAGTGCCAATGTGGCTTCTTTTTCTATTTGAATCTCTGCTAGTTTGAGTTGATCTTCACCTAGTTTAACTTGCTTCTCCATGATCTGAAGACTCTTTAAGGTTTCTACATTTTCCTTAATCTTGGTTTTCACAAACTCAGCACTTGTCTCCTCATAGCCTACGTATAACTTTTCATTATCAACAAGCTGTTTACTAACTCTTTTCTGTTCATCAAGATTAGATTTGATTGCATCAGAAAGCCCCTTCTCTGCTTCTGTTAGTTCTTGAGTCGCTCGTGCTAACGCTTCCCTCAAGAATCGTAAATTTTCTACCCTAAAGCCCCCCTCTTGCTCTGCTCTTGCAAGACTCTTTTTAACCTTCTGCAAATGCTTTTCTGCTTCAATAGCTTTTCTTGTTTGCTTAGTAAGCTTCTCTTGTTCAAACTGTAACTTCTCTTTTGCCACTTGTGCAAGAATAGTATTCTTAGAAAATTTTAGCATCTCATCAGCAGCTAAAACGACGCCTTTTTCTGCTAAAGCTTCAAGCTTACTCTGCAAATCACTCGCCGCCGCCGCCATTGCTGACTCATTTTGTTCAGCCTCCAAAGCCGCACCACTGATCATTTTGAATACTTCAAAAAGTGTGAACCCTGCTGTAACTACTGCACCAATGGGACCAAGCAAAGCCATCAGCCCGCTCGCACCCGTTGTGCCTAGTGACTTAATGCCTGTACTTAGCTCACTAAAAGAATCTTTCAATCCAAAAACTGATTCTCCGAGTTCTCCTATACCTTCACCAAGTTTTTCATTTGAAAAATGCATCGAGTCAACAAGCGTCTTGCCAGCTTCACCGATTGATCCTATACCCTCACGAACATCTTTTGTACCTGTTAGTTCAACCTCTATTTCAACGGTACCACCATTAGCCATATTACACCTCTTTCAAAGCTTGCTCATGTTGACGTGTTATCATTTCGCTTTGATTATATTCTATTATTTCCAATGATTCAATAATAGCACAAGTAGGACGTGGGTATATGTCATCAATCTTGATAAGTCCTGTCTTGATTCTATTGTAGTTTGTTACTATTGATGATGCTCGATTCATGTCAGCAATGGGACAAGAACGAATCTTCAAATCACTGTATGACTCACCGCTATTAGGAGCTATGCGATAACCTGGCATATAAAGACCTCGGTCATCCTTTCGCACCTGTGACAAGGATGGAAGAAATGACCCACCACAATTGCCTCGTTGACGTCTTAGTGTTGGGTTACCTTGGCACTGTTCACAACTCCACCCCCTACCCTTAGAAAAGTTTATCCAAGTTGTGGAGGCTAGTGCTACTTTCCCGCGTCACCTACCAATGAAGCGCGCTGAATGTGGAGAACTAATTCAGTAATGGTGTTAACACGAAATGAGTCAGGACGTATATTTTGAATCATGTCAACGCTTGCACCTTGACCATTTATTTCAACAAGTGATTCACGAATCATTTCAATGTACACTCTTGATATATATGACTCATAAGAGGCTAGTGCTTCACGCTCATCCATGTCGAGCTTATGGTGCCATCGAGCTTTTTTAATTGGATCATTTGGAGCCTCTACCCATAAGTATCGACCGAGCTCCGAACGACTAAAAGCTCCCGCCCTTATTTCGGCTTGTTCACGTTCAGCAGGCCCAAGAGGTTTGAGTAAAAATTTAGTTGCATCTTCTCCAACTTTGTCCAACTTGGACAAATCACCTGTGTTCAAGTATTCGTTGAATTGTTCCTTTGTTCCCTTTACCGAGGGGTCACAAGTTACAACTACTTCAAAAAGTTGATCTGTTGATGTAAGAAAATGCAAAGCCATAATTTATAAACCTAATGCTAAACGAAATGGGGAACATCCAGCGTTACTCTCATATGCTGCACCGCTGTTAACGTCACCCGCGAATCTTGATTGCTTGTATATCAATGTTTGTCTCACAATATCGTTGCCACTCACATCATAAGCACTTGGGTCATTTGCGAGTTGAGCAGCGGGAATCATGATAGCACATCCCTCACCATCGGCTTGGGGTCCTGTACCTACTAACACTTGACGAACTGTCCTATTAAAATAATCGTCGTTTACTGTGGTGCTAACTGTGGACAATGTCAAGGTCAATTCAACATCCACATCAGAGATTTCCATATTTGACATAGCCAAAATAGACTCACTATTACCCAATGGTGTCAATGTATTAGTAACCGTCAAGGTAAAATCTTCACAATCCAAAGTAGTGCGAGCCAAGGTGTCGGCCGTAGTTGCATTCGTCAACGATGATGGTGAGGTTGATGATATAACAACATAGCTATTGCGAAAGAATGGAGGAGCACCAGCGTTGTAGGTTGGCTCAACGGGTCCAGCTGCACTACTATGATCATCTTGAATGAGTGCGGCTTGATAAGTGAAGTCAGCCATAAGTCTACCATTGTCAAGAGAGATACTAAGTGATTCAAGCACGCAACCATAAGCATATGAGCGAAAGTTAACACCATCCACTTTGAACGATAATGAATGTGTTTTTGTGCCTGTTGCTGATCGACTGCCAGGATACCAAGTTTGAGTACCTCGTACTGATGGAGTCGCCGCTGTAAAACCACTTGAAAAAGCTGGTGACACTTTTATGTCAGTTCCACTGACTTCAGTGATAGCAGAATACTCAACAGCACCATTCAAAACTGATGAGATGAGAGTACCGATATCAGCCGCCGCGAAACCAGAAGCCGCAAAATTATTGACATCAGTGACACCACTTGCCGCAACACTTGCAACACTTCCAACTTGTGTGAGGAATCCCGCACCAAGCAAATAACCAAGATAGTTTGTGTTATAGTTTGATGGTGAACTCCCAATAGTAGACAAGTCAACACGTAGGTTCACTGTACCGGTACGACGACGTTGACGAGTACCACCTGAGAAGACTGTGTCAGGTTCAGGTGGGATAAAATATGAACCATCACGAGCATCATTTCTCTCGCTCGCTACAACCTCACCATAAATGAGAATTGGATCACGCTCGCAAGGGATAGATGTATATGTCAACCCGCTGTTATCAGGTAAATTAGTTGTTGCCGATAATGAACCAAAGCTCGATTCTACTGCAACACTTAAAGATCTATGAGTTACGCTCATGTTAAGCCTCCAAATATAAAAGATCAAAAGGAACAACTAGCAAGTGACCGATGACTTCACCCGTGTTGTCTGTGATTTCTTCGGCACGTGCTTGTAATGGTATCACGCTGATAATGCCTGTTGTGTTAAATTCGTATTGTGGACCTTTGATTGTATCAATGATTTTGCCTGCATCCTCATTCATCATCCTCATCCTAAACCCATGCTCCTTGGGTATAGCGTAACGGATAACAGTATCAACAGATACTCGCTTCCTTCCACTAAGGCCCGCACTTCCATCATCCATAGCCATCGATGTAAGCTCAAAAGCAAATTGACGCTGACCCTCAAATCTTGCTTGTAGTGGTGAGGTGATTCCCGTTCCATCATCGATACAGACAAATCCATTGTGACTATCTGTTTTGGGGTCAATCCCCTCGATCATGTCTTTTAGTTTAATCAATGATTGAAATATACCGCGACTCATCGTTTACGCTTCTTTCTCAGTTTCTCAGATATGTCGATTGAGACTGCTTCAACTATGATGTCAACCTCTTCATTGGTCAATCCTAAGTATTCACGTGTTTCATTTACAGCATATCCATAATACTGCACATGCTTAGTCAATCCAATTGTGAACTTTGTTTCACTCGCAGATAATACAACTAAGTTATTCATCAATTGACCACTGAGCACAAGATCAACCTCAGCACTTATTGCCCGCTTGTTTCTTTTGCGTGAATCATGCTTGTATTGTTGATAACCCCCTTGATAAAATACTGACTTTCCTGTGCGAGACTTCCTTGTGCCGCCCTTGGGTTTAAGTCGTGCACCTCTAAAAGCAACATAAATAGGCTTAGTTGAGTAGTCATCAAACTTTTTGCCATTGGCGTCAATACCTTTTGAGGTTCTAAGTTTAATACTCGCCAAAGTATTGGATGCCAACATCTTGGTATCTTTTGCAGTCCACACACTGCCTGGTATATTCAAGTTTACTTTGTTAGGCATAATCAGTGCCTCATTGCTCTTTTGGGTATAAACTCTTTATCATACTCAGTCTTTGTGTATGACTTCCAGCTTGCACGAAAATCAGTTGATTTACCTCCGGACTTCTCGAGATCAAGTTCACCTTCATCAATAACACCATCACCATCAAGATCAAGATCAACTGATCTAAGCGCAATATCTAAAAGCTCCATACAACGAGCACGCATTGCCTCAGCAGCGTCAAGTTGTAGATTCATTTCATAGATTCGAGAAGCCGCACAATATGCATGACATAATTCAAATGACTCAGCATTGAATATTTCATCTTCTGTAACATCAGAAGCATGAAGTCTTTCACGTAACATCAACGACAACTCGTCAAGTGAGGATTTAATTTGTGGTAGGAAATCAGCTTGACGACGTGGCACCATGTCTGCGAGTGAAGCAAATCGATCCACCAACGAATCATGATTCAAACCTGTATCAAAAGGACGAGGAGTAACCTTGATAACTCCTTTGTCCAACTTGGACAAATTGTTTTGTCCTAAATCGACGGTGTAACTAATCAAATACTGAAAAGTTCCCGATGTGCTTGTCACGTCGCTAGACTGTGCGGTATAGCTCCACATTGCAAACTCAATACTTGCCGATGTGGATAGATCAATCTCACGAGGCAATGGTTCAGCTAATATTGCCGATGTGCCAACAATGCGAACTATTTTTATACTATACCATGCATCCCCGTTGGTTTTCAAGAATGCAAGTGCTTGATCTCTTTGAAGTGCATCACTTGAAGCAATCGTCAGTGTGCGTCTATCATTACCAATAGCAGTCACCGAGATGTCAGCCCTTGAATGACTCATATTGGATGTTACGGTGCTTGATGCTTTGAACGTGATTGAAGGAGTGCCGTTGATTGGCTTTGGTGCGTTCCACTCAAACAAATGGTTTTCGCCTGTAATCGCTTTTCTTATCATCTCTTACCTCCATCATTTGCTTTGTTGATATCTGCTGTTGTTGCCTTGGGAAGTTTAGCCGCTTTCATAAAACCCTTAGATATCGGGCTCCATGAATGCCTGCAATTATATCCCCCTCCTCCCGTTTGCACTGGCAACCCTTGACCATTGTTAAGTTTCCTCATCTGTGATTGACTAACCACTTTACCAACCAACGGTTTACAAAACTTTCGAGTCAATCCATCTTGTGGACCTGTGTATAAATATAATGTAAGACCCGCCTCTTCAGCAATTGAAGTGGTGACAGATCGACCAAACATTGAGATCTTTGTGTTGATCTCTGTTAGTTGTCTACCGGTCGCTTGTTGCATTTTTTGAGCAAGTGAAGAGATAGCAATATTGGTGGGTACATCCAAGGTCATTGCGGTCAATGAGTCTCTCACACCATTGGCTACCGTGGGAATGACAACATCATCAAAAATTTGTTGAACTGTTGCAGTCTGCATTATATCAAGTTTTTGTTGAATAGGTATCAAGCCAAGGTCTGGTTGCACTATTCTTGCAGTGTTCTCGACGGCTTTCGCTATTTGATCAGTCTGCTCGATAAACTCATCGATAGATAAATCAAAGCCCCCTCGAATGATAAAATCAATCATCTGATCTCTAGGTAGAGACAAGAGGGTCAAGGGGTCCGTTGCTTTCACTGCATCATCTAAAGTTTTTAAAAATCTAGTCCTCGATTTTGCGAGCACCGATTTCATTTTGTTTTCTGCTTTGATCAAAGTCTTTAGTTCTTTGATCTTGGATCTTGTCAATTGTGCGACTTCACCCGATTGACCTTTGAGTTGTTTCGTAAGGTCCTCAACGGCTCTTTTGTCCGCGTCTTTTTCGGCTAATAATTGTATGTTGTGATTGTCGCACATGTCATCCCTTTATAGAGTGCTTTGTATTATACTAGGCAATCAGTAAGGACAAAACCAAGGGTTGAATCAATAGCCTTAAATTGTTGAACTTCTTCAGCGTAAACATATCGACGAGTTGAGTCTAGTGAATCATATTGACCCGCAACCATTCCACCAAAATCGAAGTTCAAAGCTGCAACAGGCATTCCCTTCACATTACCACTTTTTTGGACGATAGCATCTGAGCCTTTCATGATTCCGATGAATATTGTTTCAGTGTCCCAAATTTGTGCTTCACTTGAAGTCGCACCGGGGACGGCAGTCTCGCGACGAGCTTCTCCAACATAAATGTTTGGGATACCTAAAACTTGTTTTAATACGTCTATTGTTGCTTGATTACTTAAAACCATGCTACCACCTGAAGCCAACCCTTGGGCTGCTGTTCCCGCATATCCACGAACTTCAGGATTACGAGCTAAAGCACGAAATACACCTCGACCAAAGATGAGGGTATCGGCATGAATACCATGAGCGCGTGAAAAGATTTGATCTTTGAGTTTGTCAAGTCCTGTCAATGCATCAGTTCCCGGTGCGTCAACTTTTCCACCCATAATGTTTGCACATGTGTCAGTTGAAAAAGCTGTTGCATCAAACAATAAATCTGCCGCTCTTTTCTCTTTTGCTAACATCATGACACGTCTTACTTTGCGAGCAATGCGAGCCTCTTCCCCACCAGGATATTGACTATCGATGATATCTTCCATCGCAATGCTATCTTGTGCAGAAAAGATTTTTGCTTTGAATGTAAGGTTGGTACGATCAAAACTTCCAATGTTAACACGACTTGCACCTGGTGCACGTTCTAAATCAAGACCAACACCCGCACCCATAAAGTTGCGTGAGTTTTCTAAAAGGAATGTACCACTACGTTCAGGGATCTTCACATTTTCAAAGATTTGATTTGCAATCAATTGATTGTCGCTAGGTACTACTTCAGACACTAGGCTTGTAAGTATCTGATCGACTGGATGAATTGTACTATATGAACTAGCCATCTATAAACTCCTTAAGGGATCAAGTTGTTAGGGCCTGTGAAAACGATTGAAAGCTGATCGTTTGCCGCCGCGCTTGTTTGGTTGATGTTAGGAATGATACGACCAATGGCATAGTTTGCACTTGTCGCATGTGTCACAACTTTCCCCGCTGTTGAGGCCATGACCAAAGAGGCTGAGTCAAAGGTGATTGATCCCCCTGCGATAACACGAGAAACACCCGAGATGACAACATCAACAGGTTCACCAGCTGAAGCACCACGTTGAGCCACACCAACACAAGCTTTATCTGATGCTGATGTTGTGACTGCCACTTTGCCGTTGCCGTCGATTGATACAAGTGCAAACTCTGTGATGGTGCTTGCTGCGATAAATGATTGAATAATACAGTTGTCAGCCATGATTAACCTCCAAACGCTTGACGATAAAATTCTGGTTGTTGCTCACGGAATAAGCTCAAAGCGTCGCTATATCCGATTTTCTTCTCTTCTGCTAGTGCACGAACTTTTTGGTCAAGTGTTCCTTTATTGATATCTTGACCGCTTGCACCGTGACCAATTTCTTCTAAAGGCACGCTTGCATTGGCAGGACG